AAACCACCCTTGTACTTTACAATATTGTTTTTTTCATCATATTGTTCTTCGGTAATAATTCCTAGATAGGTCAGGTATGTTCCAAGTATAAAATTAACTGTTGTATTCTTCCCGCTTTGTTTTTTTCCACTCAGTCCTAGTATAATAGTTTTGTGTTCGCTCATTTTCATTCCTTATCAGTATTGTTTTGTTGTGCTATTAATTTGCACCAGTTTTTAAAATCATTTTGAGACATAGATTGTTTCATTATGTTAATGTCTTTGTGTACAACTTGTATATTATCAATTGTATATCTTTTATTACTGTCGATCCTATCAACAGAGGCGGTATTCGGTATTTTAGATGTATCGGTAAAATACACGTATGTTCCAGATAAAGCACATTTTTTGTCTTGTTTAATCCACTGGTTATAAATATCCTTGATACTTATTTCAAATAAAATATTTCTGATTCTAGCACTTGCTCTAAGAGATCCATAGTATCGTCCAGTTATCTCTTTATATCCTTTATAGTGTCCATTCTGTTGTCCCGCTTTCTTACGTAGTGGAATACTATGCCTGTTTAAGTATTTACAGACGACAGATTTATGACAACCCACATTCTTTGATATGTCGCTAATACTGATTCGTTTATTAATATATTCTTTTTCTAAATATTCCTTAGTTAAAATAGTCTTCAGTCTATTGCTAGGCATATTGTATTTGTGCAAACAATTACTAACAGTCTCACGAGAACAATCTACATCCTTTGCTATATCTGTTGCCGTTCGTTGTTTATTTATATATTCTTCTTCCAAATATTCTTTAGTTAAAATAGTACCCCATTTAAGGCGAAATATACCGTACTTACGTAAATAGTTACCAACAGTACCAGGATTACAATCTACATTTTTTGCTATTTCTTTTGCAGTTAGTCGTTTATTAATATACTCTTCTTCCAAATATTCTTTAGTTAAAATATAATTAAAGTTATTAGCAGGGATACCGACCCTGCGTAAATAGTCACAAATAGTAGCTTTACTACAACCTACATCTTTTGCTATATCTTTCATGTTCTGTAGTTTATTAGTATATTCCTCTTCCAAATATTCCTTAGTAAGAATATCCTCATACTTACTTTTCGCCATTCTGTTCCATCCTCCTACATTGATATATGTTGTGCTATTAATTTGCACCAGTTTATAAATTCGTTTTGAGACATAGTCCGTTTCATTAGGTTAATGTATTTGTGTACAATTTGTATATTATCAACCGTATATCCTTTACTACTATCTATCCTATCAACAGAGGCGGTGTTTAGAAGATATCCTTGTGGCACTTTTCTCATATCGGTAAAATATACATCCACTCCAGATAAAGCACACTTTTTATCCTGTTTAATCCACTGATTATAAATATCTTTAATATCTAGTTTAAATAATATATTTCTTCTTCTAGCACTATAGTTAAGACTTGTGTAATATCTTCCAGCTACCTCTCTATAGCCCCTGTAACGGCTACTAGCTTGCCCAAGGGGACGAATGCAATTTTTTGTTTTAGTAATGCCGTAATCGTCTAAATAGCGACAAATAGTAGCTTTACTACAACCAGCATTTCTTGCTATAGCTTTTATGGTGCGTTTTTTATTTGTGTACTCTTCTTCCAAATATTTCTTAGTTATAATATTTTTCCAAGTATTGATAGGTATGCTGTGCTTGTGTAAATAATTGCTAATAGTAACGTGATCGCAACCAACACCTTCTGCTATATCTGTCGTAGATCGTTTTTTATTAGTATATTCTGCCTCCAAATATTCCTTAGTAAGAATATCCGCATACTTACTTTTCGCCATTTTTATCCATTTCCCTATACATTTTAGTAATATTAATCTGTAATAGTTTAATCCGCTCTTTTGGCGATAGTCCTTCTGGGATGCCATTTACAATTCGTATTGTATCGGATATGGTTATACGTCTTTGTTCTATTTCTTTTCTATTCATTAATCTTCAAATGTAATCAAAAATCCACATAATCCTCAAACTCTAAGTCTTTATTAAAACCAACGGCCCATCCTTCTTCTTTAAATTTATTTAGCCCAATAAATATGGTTTCCCCAACACGTTGATACATTTGATGATGATGGTGTGCAAATATCCAATATTTTGGCTGATGATATTTATACATACATTCTAATAACTGTGTTGTAGCAGTAGTTGGTATGCAGCTATCATCATAAAACTTTTTAATTATACATTTTGGTGCTTCGTGTGACATTACCACATCTGGTCTTATTTGATAGTAATAATGCAATGCTTCTTTCATTTCCCGTAGGGACATTTGCTCTCTAGGATACCATGCCCAGTTATGTTCGAGTCTGAATTGATAATCAACGCTAAATCCACCACGCACATAAAAGACCTTATTTTGTGTTTCGGGGATTCTCCATGTGCCATAATTGCCTAAATAGTGGGGGGGGAGGTTGGTAAACTCGTATACAGATGGCGTTTCTATACATGGAAGAACCCCCCTGGCTTCTGCATATTGCCACCACGTATCTGGTAGGCTAAATTTTTCATCAGGAGATACAATTGTATAATCTCTACGTGCACATATTATATCTGCTACTGGACATTCTGATGGGACAATCTCATAATTGTCATGGTTGCCACCAACAAACACATGGTGGTCTGGATTTAATTCGTACAACGGGGTATAGTCTAAGCCCATATCTCCAAGCTGTATAGTGCACGGTAAATGCTTTGCTATTTCTGTGTATTCCATGACGTGACCATGCACGTCGCCAAATAAATAAAGGTCGATCATAATTTTTCTACTGGTAATTGTGGTGTAATTTCTTGTTCGATTTCATCAACAGTCATATCGCCAACATCTGGCTTTGATACTTCAATGATTTGTGTGTTGTAAATTCTTTTACACTTTTCATGTATGCGATTAGCTGCCTTAATGCCTGGAGCATCATTATCCATTAGAATAACAATGTTAACCGCACCAGATCCATCTATAACCATGCGTTGTTTATTAGAAAATTCTGTACCAAAAATTGCTACAGAGTTGTGTATGTTTGCCTCTTCTAATCGTAAAACATTTCCAATGCTTTCTACCAAAATGACCGTTTGGGTATGAGCGATGTGCTGTTTTGCATGCCAAAAATTAAATAGAATTTCTTGTGATTTCAAGTTTTTCCCATGTCTCCACTTCATAGCCAATGACATTTCATATTTGGTGGTAGGGCATGGAGTTAATGGATCGTGCCATTTAGAGCACTTTGGGCATTGGTCAAAAATACTTCTCCCGGTACACCCAACAACATATTCATATGAATTGTTATAAATTGGAACAACCGCTCTATTAAACATTACGCTTTTAGCGTTTTTACATACTCCAATGTCGTACTTATTCAGAACTTGTGGCGTAAAACCTTTGTTGATATAATATTGGGCGGGGATTTCAAGTCTGTCTTGTACATCTTTTCTACTATAAACTTTTTGGTTGACGGGTGACTGTATTTGTTGTACCATGTTAATAAAACCAGCTTTTCCAATGCGGTTTTGATCAATCTGTAAATGGTCAATATCTATACCGAATAATTGTAGTAAATAATCTACTGTTTCCATTAATGATACTGTATCGTCTGGTTCGTTTTGCCAACCATGTTTATGATGTGACAGAACTCCTCTAGTAAACCCAATTATAGAACTAATAAAGTGTTCGTGACACCCATTGGTGCGACACTTCCAGTTGCCCATGCCTCCGTTATGATATAAATTGAAAGCATTAAATTTATCTCCTCCATGAATGGGGCATGGACCATAATATTTTTTACCATCTCTATGTAGATCTACCCCTAGATCCAGCAATAGGTCGTCAATTTGAGACATCACCTTGGTACTCAAGGCCGCTAGTTGATCCTGTGTATAAAATTTAGAAGTTTTCTGATATATCATTGCCATTAAACGTATCCAGGTCTTGAGATAATTCTGAACAATATTTCCCCTCTTCAATTTGGGCACACCACTTAGTCATCTTGCAATTAATATAGTCCCCATCACTAACGGCTGGACCATGCCGAGCAACCAATGGTACAAGTTTGTGACTACCATTTTCTACACCATCTTTAGCAATTTCTTCAGGAGATTTTGTCTTGAAAATAGTGAAATTACTACAAAGCCAAACAATTCTATCTGAACCACTAGCCGTACTTGTGTTTTCCTTAGTAATACCATCTCGATTTAATTGCATAAATGCTAAGATGGGAATTTTATATCTGAGTGCAAAGTTATGCAAAGATGTCATTAAAAACCCTAATGCCTGATATTCTTGCATGTGACTAGATAAATCTTTAGCATCCATAAGTTTTAAGTAATCATAAATCAATAAACATGGTTTTGCTGTACCGTCTGGCCTTAACCCAACCTTACGCATTAGCCAACGACGTGCTAACGCCAATTGTTCGTCATTACTTAAACCGCCTATATTTTTATGGTCATACGGGGTGTGTTTTAATATCTTAATAGCCTTATCGACTTTTTCATGTTCGTATTGGTTTTGTCCAAATTTTCCGGTTTCTATACGATTAATACTGACACCTGATAACATGGCGGCAATGCGATGTCTATGATCAGATAGGAACATTTCTGTGTCTAAATTTAAAACTGGTATTTTGATGTTTTTAGCTGCATGCATACCAATGTTTTGTGCTAAAACGGTTTTGCCGACTTTGGCTCTAGCTGCAATAATATTAACTGTACCCGGACGCAAACCACCACCTATACATGTATCTAACCTAGCAAAGCCTGTAGACAACCCTATTTGTTCAACCGGGTTATCAATTAAGTCGGTGAAATATTCTTCGACACCATCACCAATATTTTTTGGTAATTCATCGGAGTGTCCCAGGGATGATGTAAAGTTAAATACGACACTTTCTGCTAAATCTAATATTTCTCCTACTGGTTCAGTACCACTAATATCAAATATCCGTTTTTTAGCATCATCTAATTTATTGCCAAGCTGTCGTGCAATTTCTAATTTTCTAATGACAGCGGCATATTTACTAACATTTAATAGGGCAACATCAAATTGTAATATAGCATTTAAGTGCTGTAATTCATCTCTGTTAAAAAAATCTCCCCGCCCAATAGTATTTGCGGCTGATTGCAAACTTCCAAGATCTAAGCGTGTGGTATCGTCATTGTCTAGTATATGTTGTATGCATTGGAAAATAATACGATTAGAGTCAATTGTAAACGTTGTACCTTCAATCAACCCAATAACATCATAGTAACACTCAGTACCATATTTACATATTCCCGCTAAAACTATGCGTTCGGCTACAGGATTGCTTAGCATTATTAATCGCGGCTCCTTTGACATTCATCACATACACAAACCCATTTACCTTCTTCTTTTTGCACCAGACTTTGTGGCACACTACAAACTATACCACATCTTTTACATGGAACTTCTACCATCCGTAAATCAGCCCGTTTTGTTGGAATCAGTTTTCCAGATAACTTTTCGTCTAAAGCCTTATCTTTATCTAGTGATTGTTTTTCTCCTGTGTCAAAAATAAATTCGTTAAACCTGTTGTTGCGGTTACCCTGAAGATCCATCTGCTCTGTTCTACATGGGATTCCTGAAGATGTACTTTGTCCTCTCTTTTTTTGTATTCCTCGTGTGACTTTCTGTTCTTTCTGTACGTTCAATAAGCGTTGTTTCTCGTAATCAGATACATGCTCTTGTCTTTTTTTACGGCTACGCCTTGGATTATTTTTTTTCTTTTTGCTTGACTCATTGGGTCTTTCAGAAGCACCCTTCTGTTGTATTAATTTATCCATGAACTCTACTAATTGTTGCTTGTCTTTTGGGCTTAAACCGTTGAGTTTATCTGATAAGTCATCTGACATTATTTCTCCTTTAATAAAATTAATTTAGCACGTTGCATGGCCAATAGTGTATCGCCCAAGTCTTTAATAGCATTAGACAGAAAAGTAATACGTCTAACACGCTGTCTAGCATAACTATAAATTTTATATAGTTTATTGACATAGGTATTTTCACGAGCAATGCAAGCTACTTTAATTTGGTGTTTTATAAATTTATCGTAGTTATTAATATGCTGTGAAATGGTTTGGTTTAATTTGGTAGCTGCCCAATCCATCCTAGCCTTTTCTTTGTTGTATGCTCTTTGTATATATATACTATATTGTTTGAGGCGATATGCCATATCTCCACATTGTTCAATTGTTAAAACCTTAATATCTTCAATTCCCATGTCAAAATATTTTTGTAATTCTTGTTCTGTTCCAGGGGGTTTTAATGTAGGCAAGTTGTAAGTTTGTTCATATCGGTCTAATACAGCAATTGCTTCATTCATTTCCTGGGTCACTAAGTCTTGACTTCCATTCGTCTTGTTCATTATATGCCAATACTATTAAATCTATATTGTTGATATCGCACCAATCCTGTTTAAACCTGTCATTTTTCCGCTGTTTAATAAAATCCCACTGTGTTTTATGAAACAGTGAATTGAAAGCATAGTGTTGTTGCCCATGAACCTCAATAGCAGTATGAATTAACGGTAGGTAGAAATCTAAATAAAGATTTAATTGTGGGAAAATCTTGATTGAGACTTCTTCTAAAAGTATTAATGCCGGAAAAACATCTTGGATATT